TTACCGCCGTCTGTTTTTTGGTTGAGCGTCACCGCCGCCATGCAAGTAAGCAAACTAATTGAGAGGACAAAATGTCTGAGTTTATTAAGACTCAGGAGGAGATCCGCGCAAACCTCACCATGCAGATCCGAGAGGTAATTGACTCTGCAGAGGCTGAGGGTCGTGGCATCGACTCCGAAGAGGTCGCAAAGATCGACCGCATCGAGGACGACATCCGTCGTGCCGATGAGGCGATTGCGATCGCAAAGCGTAACGAGGAGCGCAGGCTAGAGGCCAGCGTCGCCGCAAAGGGATTCGTCCCTGCAGTGGAGGACCGCTCCAGTGCTGAGATTCTTCGCGACCTTGGTGTTCGCGGTGGATCACACAGCTTCGAAAAGCGAGCAACCCTCGTGCCATCGGACAACACAGTGCCAAAGTCGTTCTACGACCAGGTATTTGACGTAGCCCGACTCGTAGGACCAATGCTGGATGTATCAGAAATCATCAACACGACCTCCGGCGAGGACCTGCGTATTCCAACTTTGACGGCATATTCATCCGCGACCCTAACTGCGGCAGGATCAGCCCTCACAGACGATGAGCCCACTTATTCCAGTTTCGTATTGGGCGCTCGCAAGTATGGACTGCTAATTTCCGTAGCCGACGAACTGATTACAGACGCCGGATTTAATATCGAGGCTCACCTTGCACAGCAAGCAGGTAACGGAATTGGATTTGCAGTCAATGCCGCTTTGACCAACGGCACTGGCACGACAGAGCCGACTGGAATTATCACCGCCGCTTCGACTGGTGTCAACGGAACCGCAACCGATGGAACCTTCGATGCAGACGATCTGATTACATTGCAATACACCCTTGACGGAGCCGCTCGCCGGCTTCCAGGTGTGGCCTACATGGCAAACGGCAACTCGATCGGTCGCATGCGCCGCCTGAAGGATGACCAGGGTGCATACCTCTACACCGTCAACGTAGGTGCGCCAGACGTGTTCGCAGGTTACGAGGTCGTGGAGAACCCCGCCATGAGTTCAGTAGGCTCCGCTGTAAACAGCGTTGCTTTTGGACACTTCCCGTCTTACAAGGTAAGAATGGTCGGCGGTTTGGACGTGGCAACTTCCGCAGATTACGCATTCAACAAATCGGTACAGACCTACCGTTTCCAAATGCGTTTGGATGGAAACCTCAGCCATGCATCACATGTAGCCCTGTTTACTGGTTACTCGGCCTAGTCCGTAACCCGTAAACCCAAAAAGGTTTCCCCAGGAGTTTTGGTTGGTAGGCTCCTGGGGATTCCCCTTTTTTGTGTTAGATTTTTACCATGACTACCAACTCAAAAATTCAAGGACTCCTCTCCTTCGCATCGAACAGTCCAGGGACCCCGACGGGATACGGACAGCAGGCTGAATACCTGACGAACAGGATCAGTCAAACAGGAATCAAGCTCGCGATCATGAGCAACTTCGGCAACGAGGGTGCGATCCAAAGCCTCAAGTTGCGAGGCGGAAAAGTGCCACACTACCCGCGCAGTTTTTCAGGATACTCAGTCGACACCCTGCCGCTCAACCATCACCATTGGAAGGCCAAGAATGAAGAGGGCCTAAAAGAGGCTATTTTCATTTTGTACGATTCCTGGGTATACAACGATAACCCTGCGCTCGACGAAATCCCGATTATCATTTGGGCCCCACTGGATCACGTGACCATGCCTCCCAGGGTCCAGCAGTTCCTAAAGAAACCAAACGTCACCGTGATCTCGATGGCTCCAGATGGCCAGGAGCAACTGGACGCACATGGAATCGCAAACACTTACATCCCACACGGTATAGACACAAAGGTATACAAACCCACAGACACGATCCGAGGAAAGCCAATCAAAGACTTTCTGCAGATCGAGGATGACGAGTTCCTGGTGGGCATGGTGGCGGCTAACAAAAGCAATGGCCTGGTCCACCGGAAAGCCTTCGCAGAAAACATCCTCGCCTTCAGCATGTTCCAAAAGGAACACCCAAAAGCAAAGCTCTACATCCACAGTGAGGCCAGCCGATCCATGGGAGGCTTCAACCTCGTGAACCTGCTGAAGTCAACGGGGATCCCTCCAAAGAGCGTGATATTCCCAGACCCACTGGACCTCCGATACGGACTGCAGAGAAAAGACCTGGCCGCGATATACAGCGGCTTCGATGTCCTGCTGGCCCCCAGTTACGGAGAAGGGTTTGGGGTTCCGACAGTGGAGGCCCAGGCCTGTGGAACCAGGGTAATCGTAAGCTCCTGGGCGGCAAGCAAAGACCTCGCTGGTCCCAGCAGTTGGCAGGTGGCAGGGGTCCCATTTTGGGACGAGCCACAGACAGCCTGGTTCAAGTTGCCTCTGGTGGATTCGATCGTCAAGGCATTGAGCCTTGCATACGAGGCCCCCAGGGGACCCGATCAGGAGAGCATCGACTTCGCGGCTCAGTTCGACGAGGCCAAAATATGGCGCGAAAAGTGGGAGCCATTTTTCAGGAACTACTTCGCATGATCCCCGTGCTGGGGTTCGCAACCCTTACCAAGTTCGACATGGCCCAGCGACTGCTCGACTCAATCGACCACCCAGTCGAACACTTGATAATCGTGGACAACTCAGGCAAGCGTGAGTTTGAGCCAGCGATCAACGAAGACCTGATCAAGAACACATGGCTCATCCAGGTGCCATACGGGCTGGGCGCAAACGGGGCATGGAATCTGATAATCAAAGCAACCCCACACGCTCCCTACTGGGTGATCCCAAACGACGATTGCTGGTTCCAGCCAGGAGCGCTCGAGACCATAGAGAAGGACGTGCGGCTCGATGCCTTCAACTTCATCCAGATCAGGCCAAAGTGGAGTTGCGTGGTTCCCACAGCGGCCTCCGTTGAGCAGGCTGGACTGTGGGACGAGAACTTCCATCCGATTTATTTTGACGACGACGATTACGAATGGCGCATGCGAGAGCTGGGAGTTCCCTTCCACACAATCAACGCAGTGGCGCTTCACAATAACAGCTCTACCTTGCACAGCGGATACCAGGAGAAAAACAGCTTCACATTCAGGCGCAACCAAAGCCTGCTGACAAACAAACGTGTAGCCATGGACCTCAACGCCAGGCCATGGTCGCTCAAGATCAGGAGAGAAAACTCATGGGAGTAGGCATATACACGGGCGGCACGTTCGACCTGTTCCACAGTGGACACGTCAACTTCCTCAAGCGATGCGCCGCGATGGGACGGGTGACAGTATCGCTGAACACTGACGAGTTCATCGCAGAATATAAAGGCAGGCCACCGATCATGACTTACGATCAGCGACGCATTGTCCTGGAGGCCTGCCGATACGTGGACCAGGTGGTGCCGAACAAAGGCGGAGCTGATAGCAAGCCCGCGATCCTCGAGGCCAATCCAGACATGATAGTAATCGGCACAGATTGGGCGCGGAAGGATTACTACAAACAGATGAAGTTCGACCAGGACTGGTTAGATCAGCACGGCTTCGCCCTGTGCTACATCCCATACACGGACCAGATCAGCACCACGATTCTCAAGCAACGGGCCAGGATAGAATAGACCCATGGCAATGACAAACCCTTATGCAACCTTGAACCAGGTCAAGGCGAGCGCCAGGATCACAGACAACGTCGACGATGACCTCTTGGAGCTTGCGATCGAGGCGGCGTCCAGGGAGATAGACCAGGCATGCGAGCGTGTGTTTTACAACGCCGGAACAGCCACAAGAATTTACGCGGCCCAGGATGCATACGTAACTCAAATCGACGACCTGATTTCCATCGAACACCTGAAGTCAGACCCAGAAGGTGACGGCGTGTATTCGATCACATGGAGCGCCAGCGACTACGTCCTGGAACCCCTCAACGGCATCGCAGGTGGAATACCACAGCCATACACACGGATCCGCGCCAGGGATACCTACCTGTTCCCGATGGAAGAGGGCGAGCCACTCGTGGAGGTCCGAGGAGTATGGGGATGGTCCGCCGTGCCCACAGCAATCGAGCAGGCCACCGTCATCCTCGCCAGCAGAATTTTCAAGCGCAATGACAGCCCACTGGGCGTCGCAGGCTTCGGAGACTTGGGGGTG